ACTTCAACTATCGGTAATGGTGAATCTTTTCCACCAACACCTCCTTGTTCTATACTAAAATAATGTGCATCAACAACGCGTTGAGCATTTGATTCTAATAGACCCTGTGCTAGGTTAAGTAAGTCGGCTCTGATTTCGAACCCTGATTTTGCATTTGACATAATATCCTCCTGTGTGTGTGTATGTCTGTTAATTTATTTAACATATTTATTTATACGCATAAAAAAAGGGACTCCGAAGAGCCCCTTTAAAGAATTAGATTTAACTAACTACGGTTTACACCATAATGTCGTCAACTCTGAAGATTCTGAAGTACTGGTTAGCACGGTTTGTACCGGTGCCATCAGCAGCTACGAATGGATTTGCAACCATACCGTATCTTGTTTTGAATCCCATTCTAGGTTGGAAGTCATTCTCACCAACTGCTTTAACCATTGTTAAAGGTACGTAAGGACAGTAGAACATACCCGCGTCGTACGGATTTGAACCTCTATAACCTACACATACAAAGTCAACAGTAGCATATGGATCGATATAAACTTTAACTCTTCCGTTAAGAACACCAGCAAAAGTATTACCTGTGTCATCAACATTTAAGTTAGCAGCTAGAGCTGGAGTATAATCCAACATTCCAGCAGCAGCCAAAGCTGAAGCAACGTCTGAAGAACAGATAACAAAGTTACCTTTTCCTCTTCTTGTTTCTTTAGCAATAACGTTACATTCTCTTTCGATTTGCATGATAAGACCTTTAAATCTTTCTACCATCCATCTTCCGTCGGAGTCTGTGTTTACATCAAATACACCAGATAAAGCTGTTGAAGTTTGCAAAGCGCCAATTTTAGCTTTTTGCAAAATAGTTCTTACAACTTCTCTGTTGATTTCAGCAAGAATTTCTGCTGATAGGATGTTAGCAAGTTCGCTTTCAGCGTCTAGTCCGTGGACTGCTTTAAGGTCTTGTGCTAATTCCATTGTGTACTCAGCTTTAAGAGCTCTTGACTTAGCTGTGACTGTAGATTTCTCGATTGAGAAAGCCATCTCGCCAAATGCGCCGTCGCCTGACTCTCCAACACCTAGTCTTTCTGCAGCCGAAGTTGCAAGTCCAATACCGTGTGTTGAAATCGTATCAGCTTCATCAGCAATAGTACCATCAGTGTCAGCATCTACTACACCACTTAACCCTGTTGGGTCAGCTTGTTGTGCAGTTGCTCCAGTGAATTCAGTATTAGCTTCATTAAATAAAGCCTCTGTTCCACCCTGAGTTGAGTATTTTGATTTCATTGCAAAGATAAGTCCTGTAGGACCACTCATTGGTTGTACACCAGCGATATCATATGCGATTAAGTTAGGCATTGCTCTACGAACAAGAGAGATTAATACTGGATCAAATGTTCCAATACTTCCACCACCAATGTTATTTGGTGCTGCAGCTTCAGAAATATAATTTCCTTGAGCTTGTACTCTTTCTTCTTGTAGGGCAATTTCCTGATTTTCTAACAATCTAGCTGTTACAGCTTTCTTGTAGTTGTCTGTAATAGGTGTGGCTGACTCGTGCTCGAGTACAGGACCCCACTTTTCCATTAAATTTTTATCTGCGTTAAACATTTCTGTTTCCCCTATTTAGTAAAATTTGTTATAGCTTGAGTGTATTTAGCCATAGACTCAGATACAGTTTCTTCTGAAACAGTTCCTTCGCCTAATAGACTATCAACTTCATCGGCTGTTTCACTAACATCTGATTTGAAGTATGATTCTTTAACAGTTTTCACTTTCATTTCGAAAGATTCTTTGTTATCAAATTCAATATCTTCAACTAAAGATGCTAATTTCTCAGCTTCAGTTTCTGCAAGCCCTGAAGATTGTTCTCTTACTACATTTTGCTTTTCAAAAGCTTGAACAGCATTGTGTAGATTGATATTATCTTCTGTGGTTTTGTTTAAAGTCTCTTCGAGTTCAGTGACTTGTTCGTTGAGGTCATCAACTAAGTCTTCTTTACCTTCAGGTACTTCTATATAGTGTTCTTTGAACACTGACTGAAGTGAAGTCATAAACTCTTCAGCAATTTCAGTCCTAAGACCTTGTGTTACTGCAAGTTCATTATCTTTAACCCATCCTTCAACTACGTAGTTAAGGTATGAATCTACCTTTTCTACTAGTGAAGATTGAACTTCGGATACTTCTTCTTCTAAATTTTGCGCATATTCTGCTTCAAGCCTATCAATTTCTTCGCTTAACTTACTTGTAAGTACCGCTTCGAATATTGCTGATGCTTTTCCACGAAATCCGTCAGAAAGTGTAGCTTCTTCTTTGATGATTGCGTCAATATCTTCATCAAAATCAATAGCTTCAACTTTAGCTTTCGCTTTAGGTTCTGCCATTTTGGATTTAACTGCATCCGCAGCGTCATCGCTTGATTTTACTGAATCTTCTTCGCCATCAATAGTAACTAACTTACTAAACATTTTTTGCGCGTCTTCTTTTTTTGCCTTTTTAAGCATTTCAACTGCTGCTTGAATAACTCCAGCTTTAGTCTTAGGAACTTCGACTTTAGGAGCAGATTCTTTCATCTCCTCTTCTTTGTCGTCGTCATCTTCGTCTTCGCTTTCGTTTTTCTTAGAAGCTTCGTCTAGAGTCTCTTCTGTTTCCTCGTCTAAAATTGTTTCATTTTCAACGAGCTCTTCAGATGATTCTTCTGAGACTAGCTCTTCTTCAACAGTGTCTACTACTTGTTCAGCATTGTTTAAAACGTCGTCTGACATAGTATTCTCCTATGATTTTAGATTTAATTTAGAGAGGAAATTTTTAAAAGCTCTTATTTCAGCTTCTTGCAAATTTTTGCGAGATGCACTTTTAATTTCAGTCTCAATTTCTTCAATATCTTGTTGACGAATTAGCCCATTATCCCATACCCATTCAACACCTTCCATAACTCCATTTACAAACGCACTTGGAGCACTTGGGTCTTGAACAATATCTACAGTTGATAACATAAAGTCATCTCCCACATATTGAGCGCCATTCTTCTGTACAAGACTTCCCATACCACGACTTGATACACCAAGCTTAACACCGCCTTCAAGTAAACCGCTAACGATATTACCCATAGGTGTATTAAGGATTGATGCCTTTCCTACAACATCATTTCCCTGCCAATGGAGGTCTGTGATTTTGTGTGAAACTTTATCAAGGTTAACGGTCGGTCCTTCTGGATGATTTAACTCTCCAACCGCTCTCCCTGTTTTAACTTGTTCGGTTACGTATTTTTCTACTGCTTTTTCAAGATTTTTCTTCTCGTAGATACGACCGTTTCTGTTTTTTTGATTTGATTGCATGAAGACGCCTTCGATAAAATAGTGTTTTGAACCATCTTTTCGCGCTTCACAAATCGTTTCTAAATTGTTTTCTACGTATTCTGTTATTAATTTCATTTATTAGATACCTAGTAGTTTTAGCATATCATCTGCTGCTGTTTGAGCTTCTTTCTCGTTCTTATAGTTATTATCAAGAAGTTCTCCATCTACATAGACGGAAAATTTACTGCCTTTTTTAGCAAGTACGACTTCTTTATCTTTTCTCTTACCAGCTTTAAAAGACTTTACAGTCCTTTCGCCACTTGCAAGTTTAACTTTTTCTCTGAGCTCAACAAATGATAGCACGGATTATTATACCTCTGTTTCTTTTTCAGCTGTATTACGCTGAATCATTCCTGATGCTACTTCAATCTTCTTAGCATCAAGAGCGGCAGCCATTTTGTCAGCCATAAGAGAGTTAAACTCTTTATTAGCATTAACATTATCGCCATTACTTAAATTTTTAATCAATTCATTCATTGCCATTATTTTCTTCCTGTTTAGTTATTTATAATATTACGAGTCCCAACGTGGATCTTCTCCATCTGGAACTTCGTTTTCGCCATCTTTATTTTCTTGATCGATTTGTTTTTGAATTTCTTCAATCTCATCTTCAGTCTGGCGTAATACGTTTTTACGTATCCACTCATTCGATATATATTTACCTACATATTCGTCTAGGCTTGATAACATATCAAATCTTTCTTTTAACATTTCAGACTGTTTTAACTCTGCAAAGTAATTGTCTTCAATGTAATCAAAGGCTATTTTCTCTTTCCAGACTTTCCAGTCTTCTCGAGTAATAATACCTTTAAGTAAGAGTTGAGTTTTAAGTAGTTGCATGAATAAGTCAGAGAATCTCTTTCTTAATCTATCAATAAACTTCTTAAACTTAACTTCGTCTCTTGTAATTTCAGATGATCTTCCAAGACTAAACTGAGACTCTTGTTCTAATCTATTAACTGGTACATTAAGTGACTTATATAGTTTCTTTTGAAAATATATGATATCATCTATTTGACCTAAGTTTTCGCCACCTGGTAATGTTGTGATTTCTGTTCCTCTCCCACCTTCTCTTCGTGGTAAGAAGAAATCTTCTAGCATACTCATATGCTTTTTATCGTCTTTGATATCACCTGTATTCGCATCATATACCAATTTATTTCTATATTGATTCATAATACCTCTGAGGTATTCTTCAGCTTTACCTTTAGGTAAGTTACCAACATCAATATAAAATATTCTTCTTTCTGGAGCTCGTGATATCCTATAGATAACAACAGAGTCTTCCAGCATTCTTAATTGATTAACTGGTTTTAAAGCTTTATGCAAATATG